ACAGGTTCTTCGGGTGGCATTGGTAATATAGATACAGGCGGTTGTGCATAGGTAGGTTGTTGTGCTGTACGTGTGACAGTTGTTGGACGCCGTACAAATCCACCCTCTTGCATTTCTAATTCTTCACCAGTATCGCCAGCAACAATAATAAGATCAGCCATATCAAATGGTAGATCATCAGGAATAGTAGCTTCATCGCCATTACCCATTTGACCCATAGCTTCCATTTTCTTCAAACCCATTTTAGCTTGTTGACGTAATGTCATAAGTTTATCTAAACCAATATATCGAACAACATCTTCTGGAAAAACAAACTCACCTTCACTTACCATAGCAGGTATATCATCCCTTACACCTTTTTTAGTCCCACCAACGGGAACTTCATTTCCAGATACTTCGTCTACCTCACCGCCTTGATCATTAAGACCACCACGTTTAAATAGTTCCATTTGTTGTTCCATCATGGGAGTTCCACCTTTGTTAAAATTTAAATTATCACTACGTTTACGGGCAGCTTGCTCTGCTTCTTTTTTATTGCTGTGTGTACTAGTAGGTTTAATAAGACCAGCTTCCAACATAAGTATTAAAGTATCATCGTCATAACTATATCCGTTATGTATACTAGGAATATTAATCCATTTTCCTTTGTATTTAAAAGTAGTAGATTTTTCAGATACCATTTCACCTTCAGGTGTTTTATATACATCACGACCTGCTTGTGTTTTCTTTTCTGTTTTCTTTCCTACTTCACCCATTCTTTAAAACTTGATCCCTTAATAGTTTTAACCTACGTAACTGATATATTGCACCCTGTGCTCTATATATTATTTGCGTATTGTCTGTTTGTTCCATAGAACGATGTTGCTGGGCTATCAGCATATCTAAATAGTTACTGAACTGGTCCCATTGCTGGTGGTTGTTCACCAGCCCCTTGAGCTTGTTGAGGTGCTCCTTGTCCGTCATTTCCGCTAAATCCTTGTTCCTGTGGTGTTGGTACTTGTCCAGTACCTATCGTGCCGCCACCTGCTCCTGTAGGATCTGCTGGGTTTGCACCTGCAGGAACTGGTTGTGCTGGCTGCTGAAAGTCTTTCATAAGTTCAGCTTGGATTGCAGCTTCATCCATATTGTTGGTTACTTTGTCAGGGTCAAGGTCAAGAGATTTTGCAATCTCTCTAATAATGTATTGAAACTTAGCAAAGGGTGCTAGTGCTGGGCTAGATGCAATCTGCATAAATTGCATAAGTCTTTGGCTACGTACCTCATTAGCCATAAGACTTTCTGTTCCACGAGCTTTAACTTCCAAGTCACCTTTGATTGTAGGATCAAAGTCAAACTGCATATTAAATCTAAACAAACCCTCACCAAGAGGACGTAATAGATAATCATCTACGTTTTTGATTACATTTTTTATACCGCCTTGTGCGGCACCCATAAGCATAGAAATACCAGAAGCAGTACGACCCACCCCCGATACCCCAGTTTGACCGTGTGCAAAAGATGGAAAACCAGTAGACTCATCGGCTAATACCCTTGCTTTATCAAATAGCTGTAAGTTTTCTGCTGCAACATTTGGAAACTTTGTACCAAAGATAGCTTGGCCTGGGGCACCACCTTGTCTCCTAAATACTTTTCCTGGGTATACTGACAAGTCTTGGCCTGGGACTAAGTTTGTTTCATCTACCTCAATAAGAAGATTACCAGACAATACAGCATTGTCAACTGCCATTCGCATAAACCCATTCATAAGAGTTTGGGTATCATCCATATTTTCTGCAATACCTACCCCAAAGAATGAGTATGGGTTTAGTTCGTAAGGTGCAGCCATATAAGGAATAGTGGCAGGTTTAAATGGATTAAGAACCATACGCAATAGCTTGCCGTTACAAATCCATATGTTTGCTTGTAATTCATCTACGTCTTGTAGTTCATCAGGAATATCTACACCCTGCTCCACAAGCATTTCAGTATCGCACATACCCCAATACTCAAGAACTTCATAACGTTCTACACCATGTTCTGGTGCATAATCAGACAGATCGTCTTCCCAATATTCTTTATTGTAGTTTTCACCTAACTGTACAGCTTCATCAATTACAGAAGATCTAAAGTAAGGACGTTTCTTTAGTGCACGTAATTGTGTACGTGACATCTTATGACGTTCAATTACATACTGGGCTTCATCCATATTGTTTGCATCTGGATCGGGATAAAAATTCCAAACAGATACATGTGAAACTTGTGGAATAGTTTTCATAATGGGAGAGTATTCACCATCCTCACCCCAATTAGGATACTCTTTGTCTACAGCAAATGGTCCTTTCATTACACCAGTACCAAACAGAGCCATTTCAAATGCTGTACTACGTAAGTGTTTACTTGCACTAGATTCTTCTAACTGATCGTGTATTTTCTTTTGCATCATTTTAGCAGCTACCATAGCTGGACTAAACGTAATTGCAGTTGGTGTTTTACCTACACCCTCACGAACACCGTCGATATTCTCTAGCTTATCTTTATACGATCCAAGACTTTCCAAAAGAGTTTTAGCTGTAGAACCTGCAGGTAAATCTTGTCCATCCCCAGCAAATCCGTAGGGACTTACTTCCTGCCCAAGCTCTGACTGCTTTAATTGTTCTGGTTCTTTTGGATCAAAGTTTACATCAGCAACAACACCATCAGGAAGTTCTGTCGGATCAATTGTCAATGGAAACTTTTGCCCTGCAAATAGTACATCTACAATTTGACCATATGCTGCAAGTGTTTTTGTCTTAGTTACTTTAATAAATACTCTTGACTTTTCTGCTTCAGTAAATTGTACATCAGATCCATAAATACCACGATAGTTACGATAAGCACGTAACCAACGTTCTTCATCTTGATTTCTGTAGTCATCAGCACGATGATACCGTTCCATAACAAACGGTATAATATTATTAGTTTCAGCATCTTCAATAGATGAGTCTTCTGCATCTGCTAGTGCAATTGCATCGTCTTCAATAAAGCCTTCAGTTTCTTCTGCCATAATTATTCCTAATATCCAAAGGTAGCATCAGCTATTCTCATTCCTGTTTCAGGTCTTCCGTGTGGGTCATAGTCAAATACACTAAACCTTGGTCTTGACATTATACCGTATCTAAGTGCATCGTACAAGTGATCTTCTGCAGTTGTGTCAATATCTTCTGGATTTCTTTTGTCAATTGGTAATGCAGGTAGCTGTGCAATTAAATTAGTACAGTTGTTAAAAAATACAATCCTTGATTCTTCGGTAAACTCATCAACCTGTAAACGTCTGTGTATTTCGTTTTTACCTGCTACCCTAGAGCCTTTTGATCTGTCAGATGGACGCCACCTGCATCCACGGTGTATCATCTGTTCTGCTAGGCTAGGACCAGTGTCACCACGTTTGTGCCACAAACTAGAGTCAAGAACTCCATACTTAATGTTACCATCTTCAGCTTCTAAGTCAAGTACCATATCAGCTAAATCTGTAGCTAGAACTTTACTGACGTATAATTCTCTATATACGATAAGTTGCTCATTAGGCGATACGGCAAACCAAAGCACACCACTGTGAGAACCGTAACCGTAATCGCAAGCTCTAAATTTAACCCAGTTGTTAGGTATATCAAAAGGTTCGATAACATGTAAATTTCTATCAAATTCTGTAAAGGCTGCACCTTCTTTAATATCCCAATCACCCTCTAGTAACTGTCTACGTTGTTGCTCTGGCAGTGACAGAAGCATTGCTTCATAGTCACCTTGTTCAGCTAGGTAAGGATTGTCGGTAAGACGGGCAGGTATAAACCTACGTTTGAATAGAGGCTTGCCAGCTTTTGCGTGTCCTGCAGGATAACGTAAGACTTCACCTGTTTCAATATCTGTCGCATCAAAAGCCTTTCCATGTGGAGCAGGATCAATAAACATTTTTTTGACCCAATGATGACCTCTACCCCCTGGGTTGGTAGTAGCCCTCATGTATACAGGTAGATCAGGTGCAGTAGACCGTAAACGAGATCGCATATAATTCCATGCGAATGGGGTGGGCCACTGAGTCAGTT